CGTTGTAATCCCATATGGCACATGCAAAATCATCTACAGTAAACGCCCATGAGTTTTCAACCTTGTCTGGATCGTCATCATAATTGGGTTCAAAGCCAAGCACATGGTTAATGATTGATACATTAATGTCATGCAAGCTACCAGTGCGGTGAGATGATATATCTTCTCCATAGATATGTACCTTTCTAATCACTTACTTAGCATCCGAGAACATGTTATCCAACTATTCTCTTCTAAACAGTCAGACCATGTATGTACTACGTAGGCGACTGTACAGCCCGTTAAGAACAAGAACGCTAATAAATATACTACAGTCTTGAACATCAGAAGTTCTCAACTTGACCAGTTTCGAGATTTGTCATCTCAAGAATAACGAAGGGTGTCTTTAGAGACATGGTTACTTTACCAGCCCAATCACACGCATCACTCCAGTCAACAAACTTCATCTTTTCAGTAATGGTAAGACCTTCTGCTATACCACTTAAGACGTATTTTTGAAATTCAACTTTACACATATTATATCCTTTACTTTACCCACACGTGATAAAAACGTTTTGGAAGATTTTCACAACTGTAATTATCACCCTCTTCATAATTGAGAACTTTAACACACTCGTTTGTAGAGTGTGAGAACCATACATCAGGCAATGATGCGCTCACCAAGACAGCGTAGGTGAACCCACTAGCCATAATGCCAGCCGCTAAAATTGCACCAAGAGTACTATAAAAATTCATATCGAAACTCCTTAAAGATACGCAGGGCCAGTCCACTGAACCCAAGACAAGTCGGTGAAGATGTTGCCACGTGCTTTGTTACGAGCAGGAGCATTCCAACCAGCGGCTTTCAAAATGTCGCCAGCTTTGAACATCTTATCATCGGCTTTCATAATGAAGCCCCAAACAGAACGGTTAGAGATAACTTTGATGTACTTACGACCTTCTTCGAAAGTCAGATTTTCGTTGAATTCGTTGATCATATTGACATTGATCTCACTCAACTCTTTAGTATAGTTACGTGAAGTCCATCTGTAATAGTCTTCTTTGATTGTTTTCATCAGGGTTGTCATCGCATCATTCATCATATTATCACTCTCTTTCATCAATTTATACATACATATTAACACTGATTCGTGGGATTGTCAAGGCTTTTTTTAATTTATTTTGGTCATTTCGTAATATTTTAACCCAGAATCCCACAGATCGTTTGCACATTCGTCAGTCTCAAAGCCATATTCACTAGCAAAATCTACAGAAGACGAAGCAAATACACTCTTAGCAAGCCCGTATTCTTGGATGAAATAGCAAATAGACTTTGCAGTACTCGCTTCAGCAACCATATGGTCACCGTCGAACATCTGAATCATGGCGTTGTCTGCTGAAATAAAATCGATCATATTTTTCACTTTCTCTTGATTACATACATAATGTAACACTGATTCGGATCAGTGTCAAGGGCTTTTATAGGTAAACATGGAGGTTTTCGTAAACTCCATTACCACCATCATACAGCGTTGACGCATCAATCAAATGCATCTCACCATCTGCCTCAACAGTGACCTCAAGGTCAGTGCCGTACTTAGCACGTACACTTGTGATAGTACCTAAGAAAGGTGTACCCCAATAATTACCAGTAACTTCTTTACCAGCGGCAGACCATACTGCTTCCATGAATAATTTCTTAACAGGGTGAAGAAAACTTTTCATCTTACTCTCCTATAATGTTGTAGTCATAGTCTTGAAACACTGAACCGCAAGCTTATCTTCTAAGCGATAAGCCTCTTTCTCCCAAGGGGCATCAAGGTACGATACATCGTTATATGCTTTCTTCTTCCACATAGTGTTGCCGTTTACATTGCGTAACTCACGGCGTGCATACTGCTTCAAGTGTATCATTTCGTGGCAGATAGTGCTGATCAGATCGTAGAGACCCAAGCCCTTACGTAGTGTGATAGTGAACTCACGACCACGCTCATCTTCTTCCATGCAATACCCATAGGCATCACCCAGCTTTTTGAACTCAACAGTGATGTCGAGAGTTCTATGACGGGGTAGCATCTGCTTAAGACACCAGTTGACACACTCAAGAGCGATCTCTCGCTCTGCTTTCTTACCACCTAAAACGTCAATACAATTCATCAGCAACAGCCTTTATCTCAATTTATGTACATATTATACCATATCTGAGAGAATTGTCAAGGGTTTATACCAAAATAAACCAAAAAAGATTTCGTTTTAAATCAATGACTTACGTGTCTGCTAGTCTTTTTACGTGATTTCTGTGTATTTTACAGTTGATTATACCGTTATAATACTCGCTAGAGAGCAAGACATCCCTGTCAAACTGCTCCTTCGCTTCGAGATAAGACATCTCACCCTTTGACATACATAGGTGCAATATCTCTCTATGAAAGTTAGAAGCGCCCAGTGTTTCCACGAGCGCCTTTACCTCGTCTGAGGACCCGTAATAATCCATCCAATCACTCTCTTTAATGACTGTACGTTTACGGGTTTTACCTTTTAGTGGTGGAAGTTTTCGTTTAGACTTAAACAACTTCTTTCCAACATACTTTTTGCTACTACTCAATTCACTTATAACATATACAAAACCAACACAGTCTTCTATCATCTCACTAGTGAACTCAACGTTCTCATAATACCACATCTAATATTCCTTACATTAAAGGGACCAATGCAAGTATATAGATAATTCCAAAAGCTGTCATTAGAGCGCATTCAGCGCAGATTTCAATATCAAAGTTTACATACTTTTTAAGCTTCTTCATCAGTGTTTAATCCCAGTCCTCTTCGTAGGGTGCGTCCTCTTCAAAATCAGGTAGTTGTTCACCACATGATGGGCAGTACACTAACTCATCGTCTTCATTCTCAAATTCGATATGGAATTCAGTCTCACAGTACGGGCACTTTGCATCAAATTTATTAATCATGTTTTATTACCTTTAGTCCGCAATTATGAAGAAATTTTATCCCGTCTTCATTTCGGTATTCATTTTTGTAGTATACGTTGTGTATACCGCTAGTATATATAAGTTTCGCACACTCGACACATGGAGCATGAGTAATATATATTGAGGCGTGATCACCGCTCTCATTTGATCTAGCGAGTTTAGCAATAGCGTTTGCTTCTGCGTGTATTACTTCAGGTCTAGTTCTTGTTTCATAACCACCGTCTTCATACTGATACTCATCTTCGCATCTATTATCCCATCCACTAGGCATACCATTATATCCAATAGATATGATGCGATTATCTTTAACAACAATCGCACCTACTTGTAATCTCTTAGCTGTAGACAGAGAAGCGAACCTCTCTGCCGTATCCATGTAAGCATCATCCCACTTGTTCATATAGTTCTTTGTAACCTCCAATAGCAGTGCCATCGATTTTTACTTGCGGGAACGTTCTTGCGTTTGGAAACATCTCAATCAACTCATCACGTGTAAAGGCTTCGCCCAATTTATGATAAACATATTCTAAACCTTTAGTCTCACAAACTTGCTTTGCTCTATCACAAAAAGCGCAATTGTCTTTACCGTAAATTTCTATCACAGAGAGAACCCCTTAAATGTTTCTTTATCGACATCTTGCTTAGTACCACCACTCACATAGCTTGTGATTTCTGTCTCTTGTGGGGCTACTTGTACTTCTGCGCCACTAATCCATTTCTGTGTCCAAGGCAATGGGTTGCTCTTTACACTGTATGGTGATTTCAGATTAACATTGTTCATTCTGCGTGAACAGATAAACTCAATATAGTTTGACAATAGTTCTGTATTCAAACCAATCATAGAACCATCTTTGAACAGATATTGCGCCCACTGCTTTTCTTGATCTACAGCGTCTACAAACATTTGAATGCATTCAGCTTCAGTCTCTTCTGCGATAGTGATAAAGTCTGGGTCATCTTTCTTCAAAGTCTTTAGTAACATTTGAGTAGAAGCAAGGTGAAGGTTCTCATCACGTGCAATCAACTTAATGATCTTTGCGTTACCTTCCATCTTCTTCAATTCAGCGAATGCCCATGAACAAGCAAAAGATACGTAAAAGCGTACACCTTCAAGAATGTTTACGCTCATCAAAGTCAACCACAATAGCTTCTTCAACTCGTACAAATCGACAACAACTTTCTTGCCGTTGACTGTATGTGTGCCTACACCTAGTAAGTTATAGTATGCGCTAGTCTCAATCAAGTCATCATAGTACTTAGAGATGTCACCCGCACAATCCATGATCTCTGGAATATCCATCAACTCATCAAAGATTTTACTAGGGTTACTGTATACATTACGTATGATATGCGTGTAGGAGCGACTGTGGATCGTCTCAGAGAACGTCCAGGTCTGAATCCAGTTCTCTATCTCAGGTAAACTTACAATAGGGCTAAACGCTTCGACAGGCGCACGACCTTGTACACTGTCAAGTAAAATTTGACGTTTCAAGTTAGACGTAAAGATGTGTCTCTCATGCTCAGTCAAGCCTTTAAAGTCTTTTGCATCTTGATAGATATCGACCTCTTCTGGTCGCCAAAAGAACCCTAACTGTTTATCAGTAAGCTTATCGAAATTCTTATACTTCAACGTGTCATAGCGTTGAATTGTTGGACCACCAGTTGGGTCCAAGAATGCAGTTACCTTAGTATGATCTGCTTTGTTTGTGACATCAAATACGCTCATTCGTTTCCTCTTTTTTCTATGTTTAGCGACTCGTCCAAGATAACACATCCTGAACGAGTTGTCAAGTCTTTTAATTAGATTACGCAGGATTCGCAATCATCATCATCAACTACTGTTTGCTCTAATGGTTCACCCATCATCTTACTTACGTCAACTTCACCTTGACCATCGTATGTGTTGAAGTAGTACAATTGCTTTCCACCATACTTGTAAAACATTAATAGATGCTGTAGCATTGTACTCATTGGTATCTTCTCATCTTCTGAGAATGTTGGGTTGTAACTAGTATTGATACTGATACCTTGATCAATGTACTTCTGTAGTACAGCCATGATCTTTAGATAACCTTCTGGCGACTTCTGATCCCACAGTAAGTCGTACTTGTTCTTTAGTCTCTTGTACTCAGGAACAACTTGCTTCAGTACACCATGCTTTGACTGCTTGACACTAATCAAAGATCGTGGTGGCTCAATACCATTTGTAGCGTTAGCAACTTGTGCTGAAGTCTCTGCTGGCATTAGTGCCATCAAGGTAGAGTTACGTATACCTGTTGCTTTCAGTTGCTTACGTAGACCTTTCCAATCTTGACGTTCTTTGTGCTTGACTAGCTCATCAACGTCTTTCTTGTAAGTCATGTTTGGTGTAATACCGTGACCATATTTAGTCTCAAGATTACCGCTTGGTGCGCCTTGCTCTACTGCTAAGTCTGCGCTTGCTTTGATCAAATAGTAAGACCATGCTTCTGCGTACTCATCAATCAACTCTAATCCTTCAGATGTGATGTCTTGATATGTCAGATCATTCTTTGCAAGCCAATATGCGAAGTTAATGATACCAACACCTAATGGTCTACGCTTGTCAGTTGACAGTTTAGCCGCTAGAATAGGATAGTTCTGATACGATAGTAATGCGTCTAACCCTCGTATTGCAAGGCGACACACACGCTCAAAATCGCCCGTAGACTTGATGTTGCCCCAATTAATAGCAGATAGTGTGCATAGGCTGATCTCACCATCGGGATCATTAATATCATTCAAAGGCTTTGTTGGTAGATCAATTTCTGCACACAAATTCGATTGACGAATAGGAGCAACGTCTGGCAAGAATGAACCATGATCATTTGCATTGTCTACGTTCTGTAGATAGATGCGACCTGTGTTCTTACGCTCTTCCATGAATGAGCCAAACAATTCAATCGCTTTGATAGATTTCTTACGTAGTCTTGTGTTACGCTCTGCACGTTCATACAGTTCTTTGAATTTGTCTTGATCTGCAAAGAATGCTTCATACAACCCAGGCACATCGTTAGGCGAGAACAGAGTGATATCACCACCGCTGATTAGTCTCTCATACATTAGTTTATTGAACTGTACACCATAGTCCATATGACGTACACGGTTCTCTTCAGTACCTTTGTTGTTCTTTAGTACTAGCATGTCTTCTACTTCAAGATGCCAAACTGGATAATAGATAGTCGCCGCACCACCACGTACACCGCCTTGTGAACAAGACTTAGTAGCAGATTGAAAGTGCTTATAGAAAGGAATGATACCTGTGTGAAATGCGTCACCCCTACGAATAGGTGAACCAATCGCACGAATGTTACCACCACCAATACCGATGCCTGCTTTCTGACTTACGTACTTAACAATACTTGATGCAGTAGCATTAATACTATCAAGACTGTCATCAGTCTCAATAAGGACGCACGAACTGAACTGTCGCTGAGGTGTGCGAACGCCAGCCATAACAGGAGTAGGCAAGCTAATATCGTGTAGAGAAACAGCATCATAATAATCTTTTACCCATGATAGTCTAGTGTCTTTTGGATAGTTCTGGAACAGAGTTGCGGCAATAAGCACATAACACATCTGAGGAGTTTCGAAGATTTCACCCGTCACACGATTTTGACAGAGGTACTTACCACGTAACTGTTCCATTGCAACATAGGTGAGTGCTTCATCACGATCATGCTTTACGAATGAATCAATCTTAGCCCACTCTTCGTCAGAGTATTGCTCAAGTAATTCAGCATCATAAAACCCACTCGCAATGTTACGCTCTACAAGTTCTTTAACAGAAAAAGGGATATAGTCATTATAGACTTCTTTGCGCAATGCATAGTTGATCAATCGTCCACCAACAAACTGATAGTTTGGATTCTCATCATCAATCAAATCAGCAGACGCTTTAATAAGAGTTTCTTGTATCTCTTTACTTGTCATACCATTATAGAATTGAATCTGACTTTTAATCTCAACTTCACTAGGGCTTACGCCCGTAATATTATCACACGCATGAAAAACAACCTTGTGTAGTTTCTCAATGTCTAGCGGTTCCTTTGACCCATCTCTTTTTGTTACTTGTATCATCTTCGTTCCTATATCTATCAGTTAATGAATTGCTCACTCATTGGAAATATTGTATTGATTGCTTTACCAATTTCACGTGCTAATTCAATATGTTCTTTTTGCGTTCCATGCCCAGAGCGTAGTTCTATGTAGTGAATCCAGGAACGTATAGTTCCGTTCACATATAAGCGAGATACAGTGTTACCTTCTGGCAGTACTGCACGTGCTTGTTCTTTTGCGATGCCGTTGTCAATCGCCCAATCGTATGCTTCTTTAGCTCTAGCGATTACGGAGTTTTGATGCGCAACCCAAGCGGATTGAAGCACCTTGTCTTCAGTGTCAACAGAGTTTTGACGGTTCTTTGTATCTTGTAAACGTGCGTCACGTACAACAAAAGAGTTTTCCATATCTTGCGGATTTGCGTACCGCTGTGAAAACTCTTGAAAAGAGAACGATCTATGCCGCAGAAACTGCCTAGCAATATCACGTGTAGTCTCTACTTCCATTGTTACAGAAGCCATTTCAAAGGGTGACCAATGCTTCTCACGAATCAAGTAGCCTAGTAACTTCTCGCTTGTTGCAGTGTTCATTTGGTTTGCGGGGTTTGATACTCGGGCGGCATATGCAATAAGGTCTTGCACATCATTAATACCGATAATATCTATTGGCTTAGTATAGCCGATCATTCTTACATTCATAAACATTTTCTCCAATAACTCATTTGTAATTTGCCCTCAAGACCAGAATAAGAATTCATGTCGATAATCATCTGAATATCAACTGCTTTAGTATCTGATAATATCATATCATTGATGTCTTTGTCAACCAAATTCGTAGGCCAGATGCAAACTTTATAGCCTTTATCTAGCACTCTTTCCATTCGCTCAACTATCTGAGCATTTCTTGGCTCGTTGTCAAAAACAAATATTGCATTATCTAAATTCTCAAGCCCAGAAGCATTAGCATCAGCGCCTGCCATGGCGACTGCATTGTCAAGAAATAGACTGTCTATTGGACCTTCTACTACATAGTACTTCTTGTTAAAGTCTACAGCATCAAGACCAAAGACTTTGGGCATAGTATCATCAAGCATAATCGTAATGTAACGTATGCTCTCAGCATCGAAGGCTCTGCCTTGGTAACCAAAGACATTGCCCTTTCTATCTATAAAGGGTAGCACCAATCGAGGCTTGACATATTTCTCGGGCAGTTTGCCTGGTATTAGAGAATTAGTCCATTCTTCAAAACGAGGTGCGTAGTATAATTTATATTGTTTGGATGCTGGGATCCTTCTTTTATCGACATAATTTTTAACTGGATGGGAATAATTTAGGCTAGATACTTTTTTAATTTTGAGTAGAGGGCTACCCTTCTTAGTAAACTTTGGTCTACTTTGAGTAAGAGTATCAAGCGGTTTGATCTTAGCTACTTCTCTTGTCTTGTAGCCTTTCTCTAGTGCAATATCTACTACATACTCATTGTATAGATTACTATCGACTTGCTTAAGAAAGTTACGTAGAGACAGAGATACACCACAGTTATGACAATAGTACAAGGCAGAGTTATCCTTCTCAAGAATCCACCCTCTTGCTTTACTTTTACTTTTTTGGGAGTCACCACAGATAGGGCATCTACAATTAGCCCTGTAAGGTGAGTTATCTTTTACTGCGAAACGTTCTAGTCTAGTAGACAGGATGCCTGAATACTTTAAATCCACAAGATTCATTATGTAATACTCCATAGTGTATTGAAACTGTTAATATCATTATACACATAACAGCACTAGTTGTCAAGACTCAACCTGAGAAAATTTTAATTATTCCGCCCATTTGTAAGATTGTAGCAATGATGAAACCGATAGCCCATGAGCCACCCATTACCCACCACTTCCAACGCTCAAGTATTGTAACACGTTTCTTAACTTCTTTCAACTCATCTGTCACTTCATTGCCCATTTTATCAAGCTTATTCATCACTTCACTGTGATTGCGGCGATGATGTTCTGCGCTTTCGTCTTTGGACTCAGTGATACGTCTGTGTAGAAGCTCAGTCTCTTTCTCTGCTAGACGCTTACGCTCTTCTACGTCATCTTGTAGAACAGAAAGGTTCTGCTCATGTACTGCTAGGATCTGTGATATGCCGCCCGTTGCATCAGCAATTTTATCGATAGCAGTATCCAAGCGCCCAAGCAATCCTTGTATATTCGCAACATCTGATTGTAATATTGCAACGTCTGTTTTCATACTATGAAATTCTTTTTCTGACATGATATCCCTCAGGTAACGTTAATGACATCACGCAACCTTTTCATGGGGGTCTTGCGCTTTGACTTATATTTTTTCATTTGCGCTTTTGTTAGTCCGGGTTCACCATCGTCCCCAACACCAATTCCTGCAACCGATCCAGAACCTGCAGAATTGACAGGTGCCGCACTCATAACTTCTTCGAACAATGCATCTAAATCTTGATTTTGACTTTCGTTAACAAACTCAAGATAAGGCATAAAACTTTCGACAATTTGATCTTCGTTCAACGATTCCAGATTACTTTCTTTGTTCTCCTTGATCAACCAAAGAGCGGCGGCATATGTAGCAAGGCGAGATGACCCACCTGGTACTTTAGCTAACAGCTTCTTCAGTTTAGAAATCATCACATCGAATTTACCCCAAGCGTCACGCTCTTTGACAGTGCGAAGTTCTTTACGTTTCTTTAGAATGTTTCCGTCTTTATCAATAATACCTAACTCATAAGCATCCCACTTCTCGAATGGAGTAGCAAGTCGCTTGATAAATTGGTATACTAAAAATAAGTCAACAATCATTAGATTTTCCTAAGTTCTTCTATTATTACACTGTCCAGAGGTATGTCTGAACTAATGATTTTCTTTTCGCCGTATTCTATGACATCAGGCATATAGCCTAGCATAAAAGTAAACGGTGTCATATAACTATGATATTCTTCTAACTTCATAAAGAGCATCGGCGTAGCAGACGCTCCAAAGCAGTTGTAGATAACGATCAGATGATTTAGTATCAGTCTCTCCTTCAACTCACCAGTCTCTTCGTATCGTTTGAAGAGCCTCTTGAGGTATTGAAACCTTTTTAAATCATCATAGAATTCATCTACGCTTGCGGCTTTTTTCATGTCATAATGCTTTGCCGCATAAACCGTAAATGTATCTTCGTTTAATATCATAATATGTTCACCGTAATATATTGTAATTAGTTTGAGTGAGGAGCCGAAACCCCTCACTCGGTACACTGTTATTTAGTGTTTAGCTATCAGCTACTACTGCGTCTTCATCAGCAGTAACACCAGTAGTACCAGCATCGCCTGCTTGTACAGCAGTTCTAGTCATTGCTACTAAGTTCTCAACACGCTTGCGTCCAGTACCATACTCTTCGTATAGGTTCCAGCCAGTTGTTTTCAAACCCTTTGCTCTGTTAGCAGTAACACCAGCTTCTGTGATGTCAATGAAATAACATTTTGCATTTTCAGCAGTTGTCAGATATGTCGGAATATCCGCATCAACGTCTGTATCTCCCCATAGTGCCATTTTACTTCTCCTTTTAGATTAATGGTTCTTATAATATATTATGAAATATACATATTCAGTTCGTATCGTCCTTCATCATAATATACTTGCATCTGTAATTTATTTTTTACAGATTTACCACTCTTCATCAGGTCGATTGTGTAAGAGTTGGTTTTGCCTCTACCTGGCTTACGTGGACCCATTGCAACCTTGCGATCCCAATCGTCTTCGTCCACTTCAAACCCACGCTTCTTTGATACATCAATTGCATGTTGTACCGCAGATGAGAAAGTTTTATGGTAGATTGTGTAGTCAGATTTTTTTGCTTCATCTAACTCTTCGTTCCTTTTAGACTTTTGGAATGCAGTGTACTCTTTACGCCTAGCTTTATCTTTGATGATATCTTTAGGTGATAGTTTAGAAGCCGCTTTACCTTGGTCCATGACTTTCTTACCAATCGGAGTAAGATTGCCTTTTTTGTCGTACATCTGATTGATCAGTTTTTTCTCAGCAGATGTCAACTCTTGTAAGCCTAAGCTATTAACATTCTCTTCACCTAACATCTTAGATGCTTGCTTGATACCTACAGTCTGAAATCTTCCACCTTCATCTGTGATGCGAAACGAAAACTTGCCGTTATCAAAGCCAACCATTACGTCATATTTCTTGTTGCCTTTGCCACGCATACCAGTTGCAGAGATAGAGCCTTTAGCTTTACCCTTCAAAATCTTAGGTGCCTTTTCGTCAAGCTCAACTTCTTCGTTCTGTCTTTTTAGAACAGCAGAAACTTGTGGATGATCAGATAGACCTCTCTTAAGCTTATTGATTGCTTTGACTGCACCAGTCATATTACCACCAGCGTATCTTTTGTCTGATGCAATACC